AATTTTTTAAAAAAATTTTTGCCTTTTATTTCAAGGGTTTTGGACTTTTTTACACAAAAAACACATCCTTTTTGGAAGAGGTAAGATACATATTATATACAATAATTTTTAATAACAAATAATGAACTTATGAATGTAAGAAAAAGTGAAGGTTGGCTTCAAGAATTTGATTCTGAAAAGGTGAAACGTGGTATTTGTGAGGCATTTGCCTCTGTTGGTGAGGTTTGTAATGATGGTTTGATTGAAGCATTGATTAAGAACCTTTTCATATATGAGAAGATTAGCACACAAGAAATTCGCAGACAAGTTGAGGAATCTCTAATGTCAATTAACAAAAAAGTAGCAAAGGCATATATTCAGAAATATGATGAACTTAAAAACAATAGCAGTTTGTTAAAAAAGGACGATGACTTTGTAAAACAATATATAAGTGCTTCAAATGCTTCAACCGGTTCAAAGTATGATTCAAATGCTAATGTTGAAAATAAGAATATTGTTACTTTGGGCCAAGAACTCCATAAAGGAAAGAACATACAACAAAATCGTTATATAATGCACAATAAGATAGGTGTATTATATACAAGAAAATTAGCTAACCAATATATCAAAGACCTTGAAAGCCACGTTCTTTATAAACACGATGAAAGCGGAACACCGGGTTATCCATATTGTGTAGCAATAACAATGTATCCATTCCTTGTTGATGGTTTGAAGAAGTTGGGTGGACAAAGTGTTGCCCCAACAGATTTAAAATCATTCTGTGGGGAATTTATCAATCTTGTCTATTCTGTATCTTCACAATTTATGGGTGCGGTTGCCACACCTGAGTTCTTAATGTATATGGATTATTTCATTCGTAGGGATTATGGTGATGACTATTTAACAATACTTGACAAGCAGGTCGAACTTAATAGAAAGGGTAGAACACTTGAAGAAGTAATTGAAAATTCTTTCCAACAGGTTGTACATTCAATGAATATGCCAGCTGGTAATCGTGGCTACCAAACAGTTTTTTGGAATATAGGTTACTTTGATGAAAACTATTTCAATGGTGTATTTGGTGATTTCAAATTCCCCGATGGAACAGCACCGAAGTGGGAAACATTGTCTTGGTTGCAGAAGAAATTTATGAAGTGGTTCAACGAGGAAAGAACTAAATATGTTCTAACATTCCCAGTTGAAACTATGGCAATGCTTACAGACGGGCACGATATTGTTGACAAGGAGTATGCCGATTTTACTGCTGAAATGTGGTCTGAAGGGCATTCATTCTTCTGTTATTTGAGTGATTCACCCGATAGTCTTTCAAGTTGTTGTAGACTCAGAAACTCTTTGAAGGATAGTGAGGAAGACGAAGAACATAACCACACAACTCACCAATTCTCAATGGGTACTGCTTCTGTTGCAACTGGTTCAAAGAGTGTTATGACTATTAACCTTAATCGTGTTATACAAGATGCAACAAGAAAATTCCTTGAGGATAAAGAAAATTATAAACTTGAAGATGGAAAACAATATTTTGTTTCGCAAATAGGTGAACATAAGGCAGAACTTTATCAATATATTTCAAATGCAGTGACTGAAATTACTGAAAGAGTACACAAGTATCAGAGAGCATTTAATGAGATTATTAAGGATTTCTATAATGCACAAATGCTTGATGTTTATAGTGCGGGGTTTATTTCACTTAAAAAACAATATCTTACCGTTGGCGTTAATGGTTTGACAGATGCAGCAGAATTTCTTGGAATAGAGCCAAATCTTAATGATGACTATAAGGAATTTGTGAATCTTATTCTTGAAACAATAAATAAGTCCAACAAGAAAGACAGAACGAGGGATTGTATGTACAACACAGAATTTGTTCCTGGTGAAAATCTATCCAATAAGAACTATAATTGGGATAAGAAGGATGGATATTATGTTTCACCAAAACATATAATGTATAGCAGCTATTTCTTTAATCCCGAAGACCCAAGTCTTTCACTTTTGGATAAAATGAAGTTGCACGGAAATGATTATGTTAAATATTTGGACGGAGGACAGGCGGCCCACCTTAATATTAATGAACATTTGTCGTTTGAACAATATAGACAATTGTTAAAGGTTGCTTCTGAATATGGTTGTAGCTATTTTACGTTCAATTGTAAGAATACGGTTTGTAATGATTGCGGTTATGTCAGTAAAGACACGTTAAATGCTTGTCCAAAGTGCGGTAGTAAAAACGTAGACTATCTAACGAGGATAATTGGATATCTTAAACGTGTTTCCTCATTTGCAGAACCAAGACAGAAAGAAGAGAGTATGAGATTTTATAATAAATAATTGAAAAACAGAAAGTTATGAAAGTATTGAAATTTGGGGCAGAATGGTGTATGCCTTGCAAAGTATTGAATAAGAATTTGGAAAATTTCACTGATTGTGAAGTTGTAAAATACGATGTTGACGATGTTGACGAGGATATGTTATCACAATTTAAGATAAGAAACATTCCTGTTACAATCTTGTTAAACAACAATGACGAAGAGGTGAAAAGATGGATTGGTGTGTTTAATGTACAAGAAATAAGTGATAAAATCAAGGAGTTAAATGGTTAAATATTATAATGCAATGGTAGTCTTTGAGGAAATACCCGATGAGATTACCCTTGCTATTAACATAACAAATTGTCCGTGTCATTGTAAGGGTTGTCATTCAAAGTTTTTGTGGGAAGACATTGGCACTGAATTGACTTTTGAGGAATTGCGAAGACTGATAGACAAAAATGACGGAATTACCTGTGTTTGTTTTATGGGTGGTGATGCAGACCCAAAAGAAATAAATTATTTGGCGGGTGTGGTTATTACTAAAAGTGTATGCTCTCAAAAACCAATGCAAGTTGCGTGGTATAGTGGAAAAGATGAATTGTCAGAAGAAATTGATATAGGACGATTTGAATATATTAAACTTGGTCATTATGACGAAAAACTTGGCGGGTTGGATAAAGAAACAACAAATCAAAGAATGTATCAAGTCGTAGTGAATGAAAATAGGGAATTTGAGTTAAATGATATTACAAGTAAATTTTGGAAAAAACGCTAATTATGAAAAATGTTATTACAAAAAGAGCAATTTATGGGGAATATAGTTATTTTACTCATATTTATTTTTTGAACGTTGATTACGATTTTAATGAAAAAAGTATTGAAGAAGTTGTAAATTTTGTTAATGAAGACCCATTTTCCGATGTGTTAATACACACAAACGACATAACGCTCGATGTCATACACACAATCAAAGAAATCTCAAAAACAAAGAAAATATGGTTTCAAAGTGATACGCTTTTATTTGAAGATTTTGCTGCAATAGATAAGGAGGCATTAAAAATACTTGGTTTGGACCAAATAAGTATTATGATAGACGCATTGGGTGATACAATTGACTTAAAGAAAACGTTAAAAGAAGAAGTTTTAGTAAAGTTTAATTATATGGAGTTACCATTTTAGTATGTAACTATCAATATTGTGTTGTTGGAACATAATGTTTTGACAGCACAATTTTATTTTGTTAAAATATTCCCAATTCATTATATTTATTTTGAGAATAGTATACATAATTTAATATTTAAATGGCAAAAGAACAACGATATGGTATTAAGTTTCCAATAAATGTGTCCTCTGAGGATATGACATTGTTTGACTTGAGTCACACAAGAGCCGAACAAGTAAAATCAGAGATAATGCACCTTATATTTACCCCAAAGGGTCAACGTTTGAGAAAACCCGATTTTGGAACGAGGTTAATACAATTTATTTTTAACCCAAACGACAATGAAACTTGGGGTGAGGTTGTAAGTGAAATTAAGGAAACTGTTAAATTGTGGATACCCGATTGTAACGTACAAGAAGTAGAGGTTGCTGAATTTGAAGAGGGGCTTACATTATATGCAAGAATAAGATATACCCTTAAAGAAGAAGACGGAAGCACAGGAACATACGAAATAATAAGCAAATTATAAGGAATAACCAAATGGCAGAAAACAAACTTTCATATTTAGATAGAAATTATGATGAATACAGACAAGGAATAATTGATATTACAAGACAATATTATCCAGATGTTTTCGCAAATCTTAACGATGCAGCAATTGGTGCGTGGTTAGTTGATATTTTATCAGATATTGGTGATAATTTGAATTATCATATTGATAGAAACATACAAGAAACATCATTAGATTCGGCAAGAGAATTTTCTTCCATACAAGATATGGCACGCACAAATGGCTTGCGTATTCCTTATAAAAAAGCTGCTTTGGTTGAGGTTGAGTTGTCCTGTAACATACCTTTATATATACAAGGTGATATAGCCGATGGTGATATGATGGCAGATGAAAATTATTGCCCTTATGTTAAACGTGGTACACAATTTTCAAATGGAACTACAACATTTGAGTTGACTCACGATATTGATTTCAAGGAACAATTTGATGAAAATGGTTATTCAAACCGACAGATTATACCAAATCGTGATAGTAATGGTACTATTATTTCATACACTTATAAAAAATTGGCAATTGCTGCTGCTTGTCAGACAAGAGTTTATAAAAAGGTTATCACAGCAGATGAGATAAAACCATTTATGGAAGTTCTTATTGATGATACAAGTGTTCTTGGTGTTGAAAGTATTATTTTAAAGGAAGGAACAAACATTAATACAGACCCACAGTTCAACGAATTTTTTGTTGATGAGGAAGAATATTATGATAAAAATGAAAAACGTGTTGAACGTTTCTTTGAAGTAGATAACCTTATTGACCAATATAGATTTGGTTATGTAGTGGAAGAAACAGAGGACGGAAAACCTATTGGTGACGAACGTGTTGGTAATCTTCAACACAAGAAGAACTATTATAATCCAGAATGGGAAATTGCTGAGATAGCAGAGGTTAAGGATGAAACAGGTAGATTGATTGAAAAAATACCTCTAAGAGTTGCTGCAAGAGGCAAGTGGAAACGTCTTAAAAAGAAATTCATTACAGAATATGATGATAATTGGAAATTGAAGATTATTTTTGGTGCGGGTATTGAAAATAAATACGGACAAATACCAAGCAACGCAAAATTATTCACCCAATATCAAATGTCAAGAATGATAGCCAATGATTATATGGGTGTTTTACCAAAAAGCGGTTGGACTATGTATGTTCTTTATACTATTGGTGGAGGTGAGATTACAAATATTGCAGAAAACACACTTACAAATATTATTAGCCTTAATGTGGAGATTGATGGTAATTGTGAGGATGATAAGGATGGCACTAAAAAACGCGATGTAAGGCAGAGTTTGAGAGTGACCAATACAACACCCTCTTATGGTGGAAAAGACGCGCCTACAACTGAGGAAATACGTTATATGATAAAATATAATGCAGCCTCGCAGAACAGATGTGTCACACTTAAAGATTATCATTCAAGAATAGACAAAATTCCTGCAAAATTCGGTTGTCCTTTCAGACATAGTGTAATTGAAGAGAACAACAAAGTTGTTATTTATACACTTGGTCTTGACTATTTGGGGCATTTGACTAATTTCTTGGCTGAAGTCGTTGCTGAGAATATGAAAGAATACCTTTCAAATTATAGAATGATTAATGACTTTGTTGAAATAAAGTCGGGCAAGATTATAAACCTTTCATTTATATTAAATGTTTATCTTGATAAAACATACGACAAATCTGAAGTCACAAAACGAATTATTGATATGGTTTATGATTATATGGATATCAGAAGGCATATGATGGGTGAAGACATATTCATTGGCGATTTACAAAAGGAAATATCAAAATTGGACGGT